GCTATGACTTCAAGGGAGTCGGGTTACTCTATTTCTGAGTGGCAGTTTAACTGCGATTTAGTCCGTAGAATTTTGCCAGGCTTACATGTAGATTATGAGATCTACGATGACTATGTAGCCAGTAGTTATGTTGGGGGGATAAATTATCTGTCACGGAAGCTAACTGAAGACAACGTCGATGCGGTTATTGAGTTTCACTTTAATTCAGCAGGCCATACGGCCGAGGGACATGAGTGGTTGTATTGGCATACAAGCAAAGAAGGGGCGCGGTTAGCTTACACTTTAAGAGATGAAATGCAGGTTACATACCCTGAGATGAAATCTCGCGGTGCTAAACCTAGAGCCCAAAAGCAAAGGGGTAGTTACGCTCTTCGCAAGACTCCGGTTCCGTGCGTTTTGGCCGAGCCCTTCTTCGGAAGTAACTGCGAAGAGTGGCAGAAAATTAATAATCATAGGGGCAAACTCGCCGGAGTATTTGCCAGAGCTATAAATAAATTCGCAGACGGATGACCCTCCCCAAATCAGTCCATATAGCAGGAGTTCCTGTTAAAATAGTTCGGGAAGATTTGAGCGATGAGAACGGCCGTTCAAAAGGATATTTCGGGTATTACTCACATGAGCGCAAAACTATCGTAGTAGATTCTAATTTAAAACCCGCAGAGGTTAAAGCAACTGTAAGACACGAAATGCTCCACGCTTGTTTTGCTTTTTCCGGTTTAGATCGTTTAGACACGTTCGCAGAAGAATCTGTAGTCGTATGCTTGGAAGAATTATTTTTTGGACCTTGGGAAAGATTTTGTAAGCGGTTTAAAGCATGAGCAGTAAAAAGAAAAAGTCGGGGACGGCCACCAAGTCTAACCCAAAGCTGTGGGCTCAAGCTAAAGCCGAGGCCAAACGAAGAATGGGGGGCAAGCATTCTGCTCGAGCAATGCAGCTCGCGACTAAAATTTACAAGAAAAGAGGGGGCCGTTATAAAGGAAAAAGAAAATCCGGAAATAAATTACGCAAGTGGTCTAAGCAAGATTGGGGTACTAGTTCCGGTAAAAAATCATCAGAAACGGGCGAGCGTTATTTGCCAAGAAAGGCTCGCAAGATGTTAACTAAGGCGCAACGAGCGGCTGGTAACAGAGCTAAAAGAAAGGCGACCCGTGCTGGAAAACAACGAGCTAAGTATACCAAGGCTGAAAGAAGGGCATTTGTAAGAGCAACTAGACGAAAATAAAATGAAAGGTGTCGCACACTATCTAAAAGACGGAACCCCCTATAAAGGTGGGACTCACAAGATGCCGAACGGGGAAACGCATACAGGAGCATCCCATAACAAAAACAGTCAAAAACTTTTCCATTTTGACGAGCTTTCTAAAGAAGCTAAAAAGAAAGCTAAAATGGACAAGGGTCCCAAAAAGAAAAAAGCAAAAGAAAAATCTTTTGAAGAGGCCGTGGAGTCTGAAATTAAAAAAAGCAGGGACAGTGGCTACTAAGCAGCAATTCAAAAGATTACCTTCAGGAAAGATCTCGTATCGAGGCGAGACTTTTCCTGGCATAAACAAGCCAAAGCGAGCCCCTAAAGGTAGCAAGAAAAAGTTCATCGTTCTTGCAAAACAGGGAAATAAAATCCGTAAAATATCTTACGGGCATCGCGATTACGAAGATTTTAGAACGCACAAAGACCCCAAACGCCGCGCCAACTTTAGATCAAGGATGCGGTGTTCAACAGCTAAAGATAAAACTACGGCTCGATATTGGGCCTGTAAACACCTCTGGTAAATGAAGCGCCCCTTGCCCCCTCAATTCTCACAGAAAAAAGGGTGCAAGTTTGTGGTTTTTGAGCCCGCGCCAGAAGACATAAAAATTGCTTTTCAGCGGAGCAAACGACAGGGGGTTTTACCGAACTCATTTACCTATGGGGCTGGCCGCATGACCGGTTTTTTAGGGGAGCTTGCATTTGAACATTTGTATCCTGAGGCGTTGTATGTCGGTGGGACAAGTTTAGATTATGATTTTGTTCTTGGTCGCCGCAAAATAGACGTTAAGTCAAAAACTTGCGGGTCACCTCCTTTGCCGCACTACACGGCCTCTGTTAATTGTGCAGCTAAAATAACTCCAAAAGCTAGTTACTACTACTTTGTCCGTGTAGACAAAGACTTAACAAAAGCGTGGCTGTTGGGGTGGGTAACTAGAAAAGCTTTGCTCACCAAGGGTGAGTTTAAAAAGCGAGGAGACGAGGACTCGAGCGGTTTTATTTATCGAGCTAGCGGTTATCACATTCCTCTAAACAGCTTACGGTCCCCTTTAAGTTGGAAGTGACACCAAGGCTGGAGTAATATCATACTTCTCGTCAATGCTTATTGACCAGACCTTACCTCCCCCGTGGCCCACAGATTTAACAGGTCTTACGTTCGGGTTTGCTTTACCTGCTTCTTCTAAGGCTGACATACCCCGCCGAACAAATTCTAAGTTATTCGACATCCCCACGTTTCTCCCATTGTTAAAATCGTGGAGAGTTACTTGGAATTCTGTAAGGGTGCCTTCCCATTGCTTTATTGAGTCGTTCATTGAACGGCATCTCTTGGCAAAGAACTCAACTAGTTCTGCCACCGACGACCTACTCGAGTTGTCGTATGCGGCCGACGCCACCGCGATGTCAATAAAGCTGTTAACGCCGAACCGTCCGTAAGATTCTATTTCTTGCGGGACCTCCCAGTCCATGAGCCACTTTCCAAAGTGGGGTAATTCTCTCCAGATAGTCTCTTCTAAAATTTTATTTGCTGGGAACTTGCTAGTAGCTTCGTCTCTTACTTTTAAAGCGATGAGCTTATCGCGGTTACTGCTGTCCAAGGCCGGTATCACAGACAAGCTATTTGCGTCCATGTTTAAGGACATGATCACTCTACCTGCCCAAGGAATAGATAGGGCATCCGCATACTTAGCCATGTATTCTATTCGTGGATTAGCGACGGCCCTTTTTATCAACTCAGTAGCTTTCCGCTGATCTTGGAATGAACTGGCACTTGTTGTGTCGTCGATTACCCAAGCAGCTACTCTGCCAAGATCTTTGTTAAACTTAGTGTGCCCCGATAAGTAATCCGAAGCGTCAGAGAATCCTCCGACCAATCCAGAGATGACTCTGTTTGATAGTAAGCTTTTGCCTTTGTTCGTCGGTCCCACAAGAATAAGTGCCTGGCCCTGCTTCGGCTCTCTTTCTAAGACAGCCTCATAAAACCTTTTCATCCACGCGAAGAAATATTCTACAGTGGGCCTGTCAGTAGAGTTCTCGAATAGTTGAGCGAGCCACCCGTATAAAAAAGGCCAGTGTTCTTTAGCACCGCTTTCAGCAGGTTCTACAGGCTCAATCATAGATGTATTAAGAATCCTGTTCCCACTACATTCTACAATTCTCTCCTTTGAAAACACGACGGGGGCTATTTCGTGTATTCTATTTTGATTGCTGATCACAAGAAGGGCCGACTCTACTTCAGACAAAGGGACACCTTTCTTCTTTTTAGGACTAAACCCCAGTTGTCTCAGCTCTAGTATTATTTGATCTCTTGGTATTTGAACCGCGATATTGTTGAGCAGTTTAAAGAATGTTTTTCCATTGAACCAATACTCATCCAAAAGATTCCCCATCTTCTTTTGTTCGTAGTCAGATACAAATTCGGCTCCAAAAATATCTCTCCATGTTACAAACCCCCTACCGGCACGGTCGCTGTAACAAATCATCCCATCCTCAGAGACTTGAGCCCCCTCTCTATCGATACCATCATCAATCCAAAACAAAGGACCTCTGCACCCTACTTCAAATTCTCCTCGCCAACGATGCCCATAGGTTTTGGCTACCTTAGCCGCAATAACATCGATAGGGATCGCGGTGTCTTTACTCTGAGGAGGTGCTACAGCCGCGGCTTTCAACAACGCCGTCTGTATCACACTGTCTGGCAAGGGGTCTCCTATCTTTGTCCAGTCTTCCCCAAGCTCGAAATATTGCGCCGCGTTCAAAGAAGTATTGTCAAAGCCTGCGAATACTTTATGCGCTTGGAGAATATTTTTTAACTCGTTAAAGAAAGCAGAAAACATATCAGGACTAATAGGGGCGGGTGTGTCAAACTCCCATACTAGTCTTATGTATCCCGAGTGCGTCCTAGACCTCCATGTCGGAAGTTTATCTTT